TGGACATTTAAGTCAGACGGTAATGTTTACAAATATGAAAATCCTAATAATGTTTCAGGTAATGGAGAATATGTACATAGTACTACTACTTGGAATAATATTACACCTTCACAAACATATTATATAAGAGTAACTAATTATAGCGGAACTAATTTGGATACTGGTACAAGTGATACATTAAATACTTGGTTAGCATTAAATACAACGCGTACATTTTTATATAGAGATACTCGGACAATCAATTCGTATGCAGATACAAACGGTGTTTTTAAAGCAGAAATATCTTCAACATCAAATGGTTCAAATATAGTTGCGACTGGTTATTATAGAGTATATTGGATCGGAACCGCTTAAGGAAAAATTATGCCTACACATACACAAATGACAATTATAGGAGCCAAAGTTTCTGGCTCAACAGGACTTGGAATCGCTGGTGACTTTGGATTTGGTTCAGATACAAGCGCAGGTGGTTCAACTTCTATAACGGTACCTGGCGTTATGATGGTTGCACAATGTGAAGACGACGATAGAGGTGGAGGAGATCCTGCAAATTCTCATTTTCGTGTTTCTCTTAATTGGTCTAATACTTCTGAATTAAGTTATACGCTTGCTGATTATTGCGGCATAGGCGAAACTTTAGCTCTAACAAATACAACTTATGGTGTTGGAGATTTTAGTGCAGAAGGTAATAATTATCACGTCGATCACGGCGGCGTAGGTAATGAATCATTTTATTCGTCAGGTTATAATTCAACTTCTACAATTACTCAAAAAGGAACGCCTACTACTGGAACCGTATCATTAAGTAATGCTTCTTCAAGTAGTATTTCTAATATACAAGCAAGATGGGCTGCTTTCAACGCTTCTTACGATTTCGGTGAAACATTTACTACTTATTCGACTACAGGAACTGATGTAACAAGTTATAGCACTGCCCCCAATAACACCGCCTTTTCAGATTCTTACGTAACTATTCTTCCGCAAGTATATGGTGGCTCAGCAGGCAATTCACAATTTTTTGAAATTGGTGTAAAAGCTGATGCACCAGGAAATCCTGCTTCCGATAATGCTACTATGATTTTACTGGGCTCAGGTGGTTATTATAGATTAGAAATATTAGTAACAAGAAGTGACGGCAATACACAAACACTAATCTTTAACAAATCTTATATTAGTAGTACTAATCCTAGATTGCATGCAAGGTCAGAGGATTCAGAAACGGATTAAGATAAATAATAGAAACAATAGAGTAAACTAAAATGGCACAACCAACAACAAGACAAACATTTAAAGACTGGGTTTTAAGAAAACTTGGTGCGCCTGTGATTGATATTAATGTGTCAGATGAACAGATTGATGATCGTATTGATGAAGCTATAGATTTCTGGAGAGACTATCATTATAACGGAAGTCAACTTGTTTATATGAAACATCAAATTACTCAAACTGACAAAGATAATGGTTACATAACATTACCTACAACGATACTTGGCATTTCAGGTATATTTAATATGCAGTCAAGTATTTCTTCAGGCGGAGGAATATTTAATGTTCAGTATCAATTTGTTTTAAATAATCTTGAAGATATTACTGGATATAACATTACAAACTATTATATGTCAATGCAGCATTTAGAATTTTTACAAGAAATGCTTGTTGGTAAACCAATGATTCGTTATAATAAACATATAAACAGATTACATATTGATAGTAGCTTAGAAACAATGCCTGTTG